GATGTTCGCAGAAGTTACAGTTGTGAAAGTTGTTGGAGCAGCATTCGCCAATGTTGGAGATGCAGCAGCGATGATTTTGCTCAAACCATCAAAACGGTTTAAGTTAGGATTACCACTTGCAGTATCACCTTGCCAAATCGCAGTTTCCAAAGTTTGTGCAATCACGGCTACCTTCTCGTTACCAATCTGCTCCTCAAAAGGAATCATAGTTGGTGAACCGGGCATGATTTGAGTTTGCATCCACTTTGCTTCCAAAGTTTTAGGACAAAGAGTTTCTTCAACTTTCACAGCACCAACGGTGATGTTTCTTTGTGTGAAGGTAGTTGTACCACTTGGATTGTATCCGCAGCCGTCGGCTTGTAGGAATACAGTTGAAGCGATAATGTTCAAGGCAGCAGATGATTTAACACCTACCTGCACTTGGTTTGCAGCGTACATCGCAGCAGCAGTTTTACCGCTGAACAATGCTTTAACCAACAAGTCTGTTGATTGTTCGTTGTTGTAATTAACGAGAGATCCGACTGAAAATGCCATAGTTTTAGTTTATTTATTTAGTGAGTTTTTTAATCTTTTCAATGCTTCAAACTGATCATTCTTCTTGTTTGAAACGGGAGTTTTTGTGGGTTCTTCTGAAGGCAAGTCAGCAACTTTCTCGATCAAGTCGATTGCTTTGCTCATTGCTTCTTTGTGGTTGTTGTTAGATGCAGTCAATGTTGCTACCTTAGCAGTCAATTCAGCGATTGCAGTTTCCATCTTGGCAACTACTTCGTTGAATGCAGATACGGTTGCGAACTCTTCGGCTTCTACTTCAACTTCGATTTCAGGTTCAACGATTTCAGTAACCATTCCACCAACGGTTGTCACCAACAATCCACCTTCAACTTCGTGAGTTGCATCAGGTGCTGGGATGTCACCTTCAGCAGTTTGAACGAAGATGGCAGTTCCGATTGCCAATTCACCTTCGTAAGTGATTACAGTACCATCAGTCAATGTGGCGGTTGCCATATCGACTTTGATTTCTTCGTCAGAGAATCCGAGCATTGTGCGGATTTCCTTCAATGTTTCTTTTGCGTTCATTTGTATATTAATTAGTTTTTAGTTGTAAGTGTTGCAATTTTACTTGCCATTCCATTGGGAAAGGATTGATTTCATTTGCTCAAGGAGTTGTTCATCAGCATCAACCGGGAAGTCAAAAACACCCTCAACTGAGAATCCTTTGAACTCGCCTGACTTGACTTTTGCCCACACTTCTTCGTTGTCGATAAGGTATGAAACAAACCACGAACCATCGGCAACCTCTTCAAATCCCTTTGGTGGCATCACGCCCCGTTCACGATCAATGATGTATGATTCAAACAAGCTCACGCCATCAGCAATCGGTGTTTTGTGGTGAGTGTTCACCGCATCGTACTTGTTGCCTCTTGCCCACTTCTTTGCAATCTTGAAGATGCTCTCCTTGTCGAATACCACATAGTATTCACCACGCACATCATCCCTTCGGTAGATGGGTAGATCGGCAATCATAGCTGCTCCAGTAACGATGCGTTTCTCCTCGTCTTGTATGGCAAATTTACTCGCTGACAATTTGCGTTCAGTCCATCTCAACATCTCCTCACCACCCCACAACAAATAAGAGATAGTCCCACAAGCGGTGTCATCATCGGGGTTGTAGTATTCCTTTGCTCGTGATAGGTATGAATAAATCCTTTGAACGGTTTCATCGCTGATTGCTTCACCTTGTGCCAATTGTTGACCTCTAACCTTGCCGACTTGAGTTGCACACTTGTTGCCATTCTCTTCGTTCAATCGGATACCTCTTTCGGCATTTGCTTTCGCACCTTCAGGATAATCCGTGTAACTCTCAAACTTTGACTGATACATTGAATAACATATCGCAACGGCTTGTTCACTATCCTTGCCTTCGCCAATTAAAATTGGGATACATCTTTGAACGAACTCTTCTTCACTTTCATTTGGATTCGGTTCAACAAACTGTTCTTCAAATGCAAGAAAGTCCTTTTGTATGGCTGGAGTTTCTACAAGCGAAACAAACTCAATGCCTGTTTCATCGTCAAACTCGTTGATGTCTAATCGGTATACTGGTAACTTCATCTTTCTTAAATAGCACTATTTTACAACGGATACTTTTCTCGTAGTATCCACACGATCGGTTGTTCTGCGGATGTCACCTTCAGTCACAAAAACCTTTGTATCAAATCCGCTTACGGTTGGAAGTGATGAGCTGATATTTGGTGCTGACATTTGTGGCATTCCTCCTCCGTTCATTTGTCCTGCACCTGATGGTGCTGACGGCTGACCGCCTTTGAGGATATCCCTTGCCTTCTTGGCATTGGTCAAAATCATTGCTGCCAATCCAATGTACTTTGCTGCACCGGCAAGACCGCCCGTTGCGACATTGTCCGGTGATGGTGATTGACTGACTTTTAACGCAGCGGAAAGTGCCATTGCCGTGTCTGCCGCAATTACACTTACTGCAAGAATCTTACCCGTTTTTGTTTGTTCACCAGCAAGTCCGATTACTGCATTTGCTAAATCAACCGATGCTGCGTATAAATCTTGTTTTGACTGCTTAATGGCAGCATCATTTGCTAATTGGTCAGCAGTTGCCTTGTCGCTGATTGCTTTTCTTTTTGCGGCTTCTTGCTCATTAAGAATTAATTGATCCGCAATATCTTGTGCCGTTTGTGCTTTTAATTGCTCTGCGTTTTTAACAATCCCAGCACCTTTGATGTTAAACAATTCGTCTTGAAGTTCTTGTTCGTGCTTCTTGTTTTTTTCATTCTCCGCTTCAAGCTCTTTTTCTGATTGCTCTTTTGCATCTTTAATTGCTTGTAATCTTGCCTTTTCAGCCGCAGCCGCAGCCGCTGCTCGTTCTGCATTATACTTGCCTTCTTCAATCTTCAAAATTGCCAAAGCGTTCTTCGTGTCAAGAATGATTTTACCCCATTCTTTCTCCGTATTCTTCCCGTAGTTTGCACGAGCTTGTGCAAGGTTATTTTCTAACTGCTGCCGTTGCTTATTGAACACACCGACTTGATCACCTCTTGCTTGTAACAATGCAATCTCTCGGTCAAGTTGCTCATTCGTCTTGCCCGTTGTCTTGTTCAATTTGTCCAATGCCCTATCTTGAGCGGATGTTATTCCAACCCAATCGGTAAACTTCTGAACCAACCCACCGACAAATGTTGCCATTGATGAAAGACCAGGAAGCAAGTTCATCACCGCCTTCTTGAGTGTATCAAAATTGGTGATAATCAATGTCAATGCAACTCCAATCACGCCAAATGCCAAAGTAGACATATTGCCCAACGCTTTGAATGCGTTAATCACACCGCCTTTGATATTACCAGCCAATGCACCAAATTGTTGTTGAACTTTTCCAATACCCTCAAGACCTTCAGCCAACGCCATTGCACCTTGCAATTTGATCATTGTTTTTTCCAAGTCCTTTGATTGATTTCCGAACAATGCCATTGCTCCTTGTGCTGCTTGGAATCCACGAGCAACGCCTGAAACAACTGTGTTCAATTGGGCAAACTTATCGGGATTGACCGCTTTCACACGATCATTGAAGTCATCCATCCTATCACGAGCAGATGCAAGTGCCGCTTCTGCCTTTCGTGCTTCAGGTGAGAACTCACCGAACTGCATCACCGCTTGTTGAGCTTGGATGGTCAGTTCCTTTATTTCGGACTTCATTGATTTGAAGTCAGGTTTTTTGACGGTTAGGTCAATCGTTGCGTTAAGTGCCATTATTTTTCTGCTGTTATAAAGTAATCCACGCCATCCGTTTCAAAGATGTGTGATGCCCAATGTTGATTGATTGAATGTGTATCCGCACCGTCAATCTTTGCCGTTCCAGTTGTATCAACGGTGATGGTATGTGCGGAAGTTAATTTTTTCACTACAAATTGTTTCCCGCTTAAACCCGTTGGATCAGGCAAGGTGATTGTCTTGTTTCCACTTGTGGTATCAACCAAAAACAATCTATCGTCTTTTGTTGCCGTTGTGTTTGCCGTTACCGTCTTGACCGAACCTCCACTCAAAAAGGATGGATACATCTCGTAGTTGCCGACATAGAGTGTGTCCGATTTAGTGACTTCAAAGTCATTGCAGACAAGAGCCACACTTCCATCCGTTCCGATTGGGAATGATACCTCCGTCAATCCAAGACCTGAGTTGTTGACATTGATTGCTGAATTGACAACTTCAGTTCCAACAAAAACACCCATTCCCGTTCCTTGACTTGTGCCAATGCTCACGCCTTTGATACCGGGTCGGATTGGATTGTTTCCGCTCGGATAAATATCTCCGTATGTTTCGCCTTGATTCCCTCCAGCAGTTCCCGAACCAATCACTTTGATGGTTTGTGTTGCAGGTGGGATGAACTGAGCCAAAAGGAATTCGCATTGGTATACTCCTTCTTCAACGGGATTGTAATCGTTTACCTGATTCAATCTCCAATACTGACCTTCAAAGAAATACAAGTTGTTGAATCGCAAGTTGAACCAATCCGATGGAGTGATTCTGAAATAAGCTCGTACAATCTTGGAGTTCTTATTCGTGATCTCCGTGATGAATCGGTAGTAGTAGTTGGTGACAAGGTTTGAATTCACATACTGATAACCAGCACCAAGACCAAGTTCCTTTGGCATACCAAATAGGATATCAAAAGTTGGTGCAGTAACTGAATCATAGTGAATCGTCATTGGTATTTTTGTACGATTTGAGTAGAATGGTAACATATAGGAAATTGGATACAATCTCCAAGATACATCCGACTGCAAACCGCCATAATAAAGAATTCTTAAGTCACCATCTTTCTCCGCTTCCACATAACTCAATACAAAGTTCTTTTGGTTGTTTGGATAATTCTTGATTTGAGTAGGTGAGAAAACAATGTCAATCTTCTTCTCAGTTTTTACAAAGTCATTGTCAACTTTGTATGTGCGTGAGCCGTATGTTGATTGATAGTTTTCTTGGTATTGTTTGTTGGATTCATCTGCACCTTCTTTGTAGCTGAACACATAGGGATTGGCATCAAGATCACCCATTGGAACAATCTGAACGGGTTGTGAGTAGTCAAGTTTCTTTGTCCAATCCACATTCACTCCGTTGTAGAAATCATCACGGGGAACAATCCTCAGAACCTTTGGTTGGTCTTGACTTGGTTCAATGTACAAGTTGAACATCTTGACAAACGACATCAGCATCTCGCTTTGCTTGACTTCAGAGTTTAAGAACTGCGAGAAATCAACCGTTGTATTATATCCGTATGTAGATGCCTGACAATCATTGAGCAAAACGGAATCTGCCAATATATTGTAAGTGAATTGTGCATTGGACAAAGTTTGTCCAAAAGCATCATCCCGAACTTGCACCAATCTGAATTCAACCGTATCACCGCTTAGTGCTTGTAAGCCAAACAACAAATTGTGGGTCATTGATGATCCAAGAATTTGAGTAATCACGGCAGATTTGATGATTGTGCCGTTGACAAAGATTCCAATTGATACATCCACATCGGTGATGGGTGATGGTGGAACATAGGTTGCCAATGTGCAAACCGCTTTGATGGTCAATTCAAATGCGTAATCACCCATCGCAGGTACTGTGTAAACTCCAGTAGTGTTGTAATTTCCACCATTGTCAAAGTTGCCTGAAGTTGAATCGTTCTCAAAGATGATTGTTTCGTTCAACTGCATTGACTGACTCGCAGTTTTGGTGGCTTGGAATTTCCTTGCTTCAATCACTCCAGCACTCACCGTCAATCCGTTTGGTGGTGGGATAACCAATCTTTTGAATCGTGCGTTATTGAAGAACGAATCGTTTGTATACGAGTACCCGGCATTTGTGAAGATCTTGTCAACGATGGTCTTGGCATACAGGCAAGGAGTCATTGATGATACTTCAAACTGCGTGATGTTCTGCGTGTTTGAATATCCCTTGTCTATCATTGCGTACATATAACCCTCACCATAGGCAAATGCTTGTGTACTTCCGTTTTTGTAGATGGTGGTGTCCCAAGAATCAATCACCGAACCGCTTGACAAGGTATGGTTGTACTCGCTGAAGTTTAACACATTCAATTTGCGGTCTGCGATGGTCGTGAATAGATCAGCCGTTTGTCCGTGTAGTGAACATTCATATTGGATGTCCGTTGAATCAAGCACATTGATTTGAATCAACCTAATGAATCCACGCAACTGCTCAATCTCATCAAGCAACACTACGACATCTGCTTTCTTATTCGGATTGAAATCGGGTGCAAACTGCGTAGTTCCTTGAATGGTTTGTTCAACCTCAAAGATGTGACCAAATAGTTTGTTGTTAGCACGAGTACCAGGAATGACAACCGTCTTTGTCCACTCACTTGACCTTGTTTCAGGTGACTTGATGTCAGCAATTGACTTGGAGATGAGAATGTCAAAGTTGTCCGATAGGTCAACTGGTGAGTTGTTAACTAATAACCTGATCATAGTCGTTGTGATTTGTCAGCGAATGACAAGGTAACATCAAGTTCAAGGTTGAACATCTTGTCCTGCACACCTTTCTTTTGCTCATAGGTTGCATTGTCAATGTTCACCGCATACAAAGTGCCATCATACATATAGACAACCGGTGATTCAATTAGATCACGCAACCAAACGGATTCGGTGTCATCAATCCAATTGGATGTGAGTTTGACTTTCTGACTTGCAGTTGTATGATAGTTTGAACGAGTGCGAACGCTTGTTTCATAACCGTATGTCGCACCGAGTGAGTACGGATTGGATTGGAATTGCTTTCGTGCAACCTCAAATGTATCTCTGCGAACCATATTGAAACGGAAGGAATCAAATCCACCGAGTCGGTTCATAAAGAAGATATCCGTTGTTTCATATTTGCTGCACTCGTCTTTTATGTTGATGCGATAGGTTTCTGACTTGGCAGTTCCACCGAGTTTCAACACGACATCAAAGAAGGTCGCTCCACCGGGTATTGTCAGTTGGCTTCCCACAGGTATTCTCACGACCTTAGACGAAGGCAATGTGAATGTTTGTGTAGATGCATCGGAGTAGGTTATAACAACGCTTGTGGCATCACCTTTCAAAGCATACAACCAATCCTTTTGTGTGCGATGGATTGACCTCGTTCTGACATTGGTCAAGAACTTTGCTGATGATGATGTGGCAAGATATTGAGCTTGTGCGTAGGTTACCAAATCAAAAGGATTCAAGGCAGCATTCCAAACAGTTCCAGTTGCCGAAGTCAAGTCAAGATACTCCGTGATTGTTCCCGTTGCTGATGGTGAATACTCATAACCAAACTCCACCTCGTAATCCGAGAAGGAATCCACACAACCGCTTGGAGATGTATCCGTGAACGACCAGTTGTTGCTAACATAACTTTCCATTATGCGACCAATGTTGAACACGCCCTTGTTTGTACTTCCAAAGTAGATGGGTGCTTTTAACTTGGCAACGGATGTCGCTGCGACTTTGACATTTGCAATAAACTTGAAATTGTCTTTCGTGTAGATACCACCTGAAGATTCCGTGATCACGAAGTTCGTGTCGTTGAATGCTGGATGATACGAATCGGGTTGTTGGGTGATTGATAGAGCCACAATAAAAAATAGCGGATAAGTGGTTGCGTTCCAAATGCACCCATTTTTCAAATGAAGCTCATCTTTGCACTATATAATGGTTAATTGCACCCATTTTGCACCACATTGACCAATATATTAGTTAATTGATTGCACAATAATGTGTCTTATAGTACCCGAAAGCATATAGTTTTGGGTGTTTTATACCACATTATACCCGAATGCGTATACTTATGATGGACAAATCAGACATAAATACTTTGCAATCAGTAGTGATTCCCAATACTTATCGCAACAAATGACTTTTATGAATGAATATACTGGAAAATTTCAGGCAGTTATTCGGATAATCACCGAGTATAGTGGAAAAATTTGACAACTCACATTTGCCACTAATCCTATAAATTGGCAATTTGTAACAAATACTGCCACAAATTTGTTACCGATTGGGATAATTTAGTGCATCGCAATTGATACTGCTTGGTATTATACTGCTCGGTATCACAACATCTCATTGAGACAAGCCACGATGTAGGGATTGAATCCTTTCCCTGCTGCATCCTCCAATCGTTTCTGCCGTTCTTTGGTCTTGGCTTTGTAGAATGCCATTGAATTCAAGAACTCAATCAACGGCATCTCCAGTATGAAATCCCATTTGGTGCGATCACCTTTGACAATCTTGTCAACGATCTCAAGCCACACTATTGGGGATTGGTCAACTGCTCGGTCATCTCCTTCATCTGCCCCGTCAAAGAGCAAAGGATATTTTTCAATAACTCGGGATAAACTTCCAAAAAAAAAAGAGCATAAGTGTACGGAAGTGGAACAGGCAAGTGCAACATCAACGCACATTTGTCCTCATAGTGTGCTTGAGCATCAACGACCTTCTTGTTCCTTCCAAAAAAATCCACCTCCACCGAAAGCAAGGCAACAATCTTGTTCAGCGATTCAATCACATCCCCGTTGAATACTTGCTGGAGTTCGATGAAGTGGTGACCACACATCTCGTTTGGCGTTTTGGCTAATCGGAAGTAACGACCACGCAGTTTGAATGTGAACTTGATTGGTGCTTTGGGTAGGTCATTTAAGAACGACAACTTTGCAAACTCGTTTGTCAACTTGTCCAATGTCATTGATTCGACCTCATCCATTGAAAGATTCAAAGCGATGGCAAGGATGTTCATCTGCCTTTCAAGGTCAGACATATCACGACAAGAGTGAATCTCTTGAAGTTGGTGGATGGTTATGTTTTTCCAATTCATATTATGCGAAATAAAATGTTCCTGGTCTATTGTGAGCTTTGCAATCAACGGCAAGTGCAAGAGCCATCACGCAGTCATCGTGTAGTCCGGGCGGTGCAGTATATCGCACACCCGTTCTTGTATATTCAAATTCAAAGTTCTCCATCTCACTTCCAATCGGTTCTTCAGGAAAGAACACATCAGTTTGTTGCACCGACATCACCAACCCTTCAATGAGTTGTTGTTTGCTTTGGCTTGTGAACTTGAATCCCTTTACTCTTTGACAAAGTCGCTGAAGTTGTTCAACGATAGGATCTCCAACACCGGTGCTATCCACAAACGATGGTGTGTTTCCAATAAGTTTGACAATCCTCGCTTGAGTGACTGACCAATCGGCTTGGAATCGTTCACAGAAACAAACACAGTTGTTTGCATCCAGTCCGATGATCACCGTGTAATCCGAATACTTTGCCAAATCCACACCCCAAGCGACAACCGGCATTGATGAAATTGGTCGGTAGCATTTGCGGATTGCATCCAAGCCAAACGGATTTGACTTGTCATCTGCTGGTTCTGCAAGGTAGAGTTCACGAAACACATAATCAGGTAGATCACGCTTTGCTTGTGCAATCTCTGATTCGGTTATGATGCCTTCCCTTGCAGCATCGTATGCCGTAATCTTGAAATACTTGTATTCGGCTTCTCCTTGCCTTGCTCGTTCCCCTAATTTGTAGAACCAATTCTTTTTGCCTTTGACATTCCCAATCAACTTGCACTTGCCTTGTGTTGCGGTCAGCGTTGAACGGAGTGCATACCACGATTCCTCACGCATCCTTGATGCTTCATCAATCACCGCAGCGTACACATCATCACCATACAAATTGTCCGGCTTCTCACCTGACTTGAATTCAATCCTTGCACCCGTTGGCAAGGTCAACAATAGTTTTGTTTCATTGCTCAAGAAAAAGTTCTTGTCCGTGACTTGGTTCTTCATCCTTCGGAATGCAATCTCCGCTTGTTGGTATACTGGAGCAACCCACCACACCGACTGACCATCCTTGCATTGGAGTGCTTGTTCAAATAGCCAAATGATGTGTGATGCGGTCTTTCCCGTCTTGGTACTCGCAGCCGTAATGGTGAAACGGGCATCGCAGTCAAGGATGTCCTTTTGGTAGTTGGTTAGATATGGTCGTGTGTAGTTTATTTGCACAACGATTTGTATAACTGCAATCGGGTTAGGTTGTGTAGTTCAAGGTTGTGATGCTTGTTGCAGTAGTCGTAGTTGCTTTGACCCATTGACTGACGAACTCCGTGACCGGCATCAATCAGTTTCTGAATGCCTGATCTCCATTGATTGCGTGTAAGAAATAGCACCCCATCGTTTGCGGTGTGATACAGGTAAGGCAAGACGGCAGAACAAATGATTGGCTTTTTGTAGGCACTCGCTTCCAGTATCTTCAGCTCAGATTTGCAGTTGTTAAACTTGGTATTTTGCAAGGGTGCGACCACGATGTCAAAGTGCTTGTACACCTCACCATATTCAAACACGGTTGTGCCTTCCACGATCTTAGCATCGGGCATACTCTTGGCAATCCGATTCCAAATCTCTCCTGGTGTATAACCGCAGATGTAGAACTCAATGTCCATTCCTTTGATTTCCTCAGCAATCAACTTCAAGTCCTCCTCGTGAGTAACTCCACCCACCCATCCGACTTTGATTTTCTCAGAACGCTGAAAGGGTTCGGCTTCCCATTGCTTGTGTGTGTAGTCAAGGCAGTTGGATGCGATGATGACATTCTCATTGATTTGGCGAATCTCTTTGGCAAGGTGTGGAGTTGTGGTGATCACCGCATCAGCGTAATTGATGGCATCCTTCACGCCTTGCTTGATTCCTTTGCGATAGTTCCAATATGCCGGATTGTATTTTGGTAGCACCCAATAATCGTCAATGTCCACAACATAGGGAGTGCCTGAATCAGCAATCTTCTTCAACACATCATAATGCCTTGAACCAAGCCATCGTGAGAAGATGATCACATCAAATTGGGTGTAATCAAGTGTGAGCCATTCCTCTTGTGATTGGCAAACGCTGACATCCGCTTGTCCGTCAAGTTGCATCCGTAAGTGTGGCGTGAATAATCGGTGGTAAACTACACCATTCATCCCGTCAGTTAATATCAGTAATTTCATAGAGTTTTAAGTAGGTGATTGAACGCTTGATTGGTGACATAGTCAAAGCCATTGTTGATGGGGATGACATTCGGTGTGTGAACGCATATCTCAAGCAATCGTTTAACTTTCATTTGCTCTGCGATTGCGTAGGTGCTTGACTGATTGCCGATGAATGCCTTGCAACTGCCGATAATAGTTGCCAACATCAAAGCATCTTGACATTTGAGAAGTTCACAATCCAACTGCCATCTATCGGTGAATGCAATGTACTCATCTTCGTATCCAAAGAAAACGCACTTGTGTTCTTTGAGTGGGAAATAGTTGATGTCGTAATTGCGATAACGAGATGTAAAATTCAAAAGTATCTTGTCCGCAAAGTATGGGATAGGTTCAGTCGCTTCAATGCAAGGTTCGTGAAGGTCGGACATTAATTCGGGGTACACAAGAAAGTGATTCCTCCTCAAATCACCAGCACCGAGATTCAACCTGTGATTCCTAAACTTATCAAAGTCATAATCAATGTCGGGGTGTGAGTGCATCTCAACGCTTTTAATGTACAATTGATGCTCAAGCAAGGGTTTGATGTATTCGTATGATTTTAAGTTCATACAATACCCTCCGCTTGGATGACCGGAAACAGTATTCTGCTCACGGAATCCGATGTGAAAATCTACTGCACCGTGCAACTCCGCAACTCGCTTGGTTGCCGTGAGTGAATAGATTAAATCACCAAGATGTCCTGATTGGATTACTTTCATTCGTTTGGTAAAATTGGGATGGGCATCCAGTACATCACATTGATCCAAGCCATTGTGTTTTCGTCAATCCACATATCGTCAATAAACCGTGCAAGTTTGATTTCGCCATCAAAGGTTGCCACGATTTTAAGTTCTCCGTCATACGGTGGGAATGTGTCCTCACCTCTCCAAGTTTTTTTCATCGAGATTCAAAGTTATAGTAAAGTTTTTTGATTGGATTGTTTGGTCAATGGTTTCTTTCGGTTTGCCTTGTGATCGTGTGAGCAACATCTCCAAGTTGAACAACGAGTTTTTGTCGTGACCTTTTAGCAATGCACCGGCAATCGTGCGTTCCATTATTGTGTACTCATCCCCTCGGTCTATCTTCTCCAGTTCTTTCCGTGATAGCGACAACATAGACAACATCGTTTCCTCCACCTGAGATTTGGTGTATCCGATTTCTTTCATTTGGGTGATGAGCTTCTTTGGTCTGCCTTCCAAATATCTTCTATCATCCTCCCCTTTTGCGAAGGGTTTCAAGTTCTCAATTGCTTTTGGGTTGTTTGCCATTTTATCGCAGAATTATCACAGGTTCAGTTGTAATTGCTTTACACTATTTGACGCATAAATTGTTACTAAATCATTGACGCAGTTAATGGAATCTATAAACGACATCAAATCATCATTCTTGTAAAACCACTCTACTCCAAATATCGGATTGTTTTGAATGTTTTGTTTGGCAAATTTTTTGTGCAACTTGCGTTCAAACATTCCTCCGTGTTTAATTACCTTATAAATTTTTGCACTTGGTGCGTATGATTGTATTTGCTTCAATCGGTGTGTTACCTTTTTTGAAAAACCAATCTTTATTCCAAAATCACTTTCAATAAAATACAAATCGGTTACTGATTCCGTCACAACATCAACGCACAAATCTGAAATGGTTACTTCATAAAGTTGATAAAGTAATTTTTTCGTGTAGTCATTTACTTTGCCATTGTGTAGATGTATGATATCTTTCAGTAATTTTTTTAACTTGGTCTTTTTATTTTGTGAACCTACTGGTCTACCATTCGGATTTAACACTTCGCCTTTTTTTGGTCGTGTTAATGTTCCACCTCTACTTTGTATTTCTTGTGTTGCCATCTTATTTTACCATTGACAATCTTTGTTCGTGAATGGATTTTAAGAACTCAATGAATTGCTTTTTATCTCCCAAATTTATGTGGCACTCCCTACACAAACACATCAAGTTTTCAATCGTGTCTTTGGTTTTTGATCCACCCATTCCCCTTGCTTCAATGTGGTGAAGGTCGTTCCCAACTTTACCACATACTTCACAATCAATGAATGAGCTGATGTCATAGCCAAAGTGATTCATATAGATTTGGGTGTGTTTCTTCAAAATATCAATCCTTCCTCGTTTAATAACTCACGCAAATAGTCACGCATTTTAATGAGTGCATCCACAACTTCGTCAGGTGTATCATCCGATGCGTACTTTGTCCGTGTCCTTAACTCGTTGTCAAGTTCTGATACGATGCACTTCCACTTCCATCCGTCAACTGCATCTTCAAACTGATGGCGTTCTTCGTCAAGGTTGAATTCAAGGATTGCTTTCATTGCTCACCTCCTCCGTAGGTTTCGTTGTAGTATTGTTCACCAGTTATTGGTAGTGTACT